CCAAGAGTTATTTAATAGAGCACGAACAAATTACTTGTGGGAATCAATAATTAAATCTTTCGACCAACAACCACCTGGTGTTGCAAAAACTTTAGGTGAATACATAAATGATGCAAAGAAAACAGGAGTAGTCGATTTTAAAGGTATGAAAGATATATTTAAAGCTGCGGGTACAGAAAATTTAGAAGCTGTAAAAAGATTTGATCCTGAAAAAGCATTACGATATGGTCTTGGAGAAATAGATACACAAGCTCTTAAAGCGACTGCAAAAGATGCAGGTCAATTTAATATAGTAAAATTTAGAAACAACATGGGTTATTTTGATAGCGCAAGTAAACAAGCGTCTATTGCTAAGTGGACAGAAATGTACGGAGGTGGCAGACAAGGAAAAGAGGCTGCACAAAACCTTGGTAAGTTAATTGATTTGATGGAAGCAGAATATGGTAAAGTTATATCTGATTCAAACTCATATCTAATGAGAAGAATTATGCTTTCAGGACCTGGCCAATCGGTCATTGCGGGTGGATTGTTTGCGGGTGCCGCAGCGTCTGGTGGTATTATGGGTGCAATACCTCTTACTTTTATTCTTGCAGCAGGTGGATATTATTTAGCAAACCCTAAAAGTTTAAAATTTTTATTAGATGTTTACACAGATCTTGAAAGAATGGAAAAATTAGGGAGAAGAGCTACACCTCAAAATGTTCCTAAATCTATGTTCAAATTACTAAATTGGGCAGCTCAAGAAGATAAAGACTTTCCACAAGTTGACCCTAAGAAAATAGATTTTGAGGAAGTGACTGATTACTTATTAAATAAAGATATTCTAATACCCCAATATGGTTTTAGTATGAATGCAATAAACTCAAAATTAAAAGATAGGTTTTATCCTGAACTGAAAACTGTCAAAGAGGGTACAAACGAAGCGGCTATTGGTGGTGTAAATTATATCAAAGGATCTGATGAGGGTGTAAATGTTGCGAATCAAACTGTTAATTTTGTGCCACCTGCACAAAATAATGTAAGTGTTCCAAACGTAGCTAATACAACAACACCTAATTTTGGTTCACCTGCATATACAAAAATGGCACCGCAAGTTTTTCAACCACAAGCTAATCGAAAACAACAATTTCAAAGTTTATTCCCTAACGATGCATTAAGTGCAGCAATAGCAGAAAGGGGACAACAATAATGGCTAAAAAATCAGCATTACAAAAGATAGAACATCATGAAAAAATTTGCAGATACATGCAAAAACAAACATTTGATAGAATAGACAGAATGGAAGCACGAATCGCTAGAATGGAAAAGTTTATTGTAGGCGGATTAGGTGCAATTCTTTTAGCTGTACTTTCAAATCATATGTAGTATAGATCTCGGATGAAGATAATCCGAGAAGAGAATAAGTTTACGATTACAGATTATAAGTGGGATAATAAATACTCTTATAGCAATTACTTTCGAGACGATGATAACGGACCAAGAACCTACAAAGTAGGCGAAAAGAAAGTTCCATCAGTTACAACAATACTTTCAGCAACACAAAGCCCAGAAAAGAAAGCAGGACTCGATGCATGGAGAGAAAGAGTTGGTCATCAAGAAGCTCAACGAATCATGAATCAGGCAGCCACTAGAGGCACAGAAATGCACTATGTACTAGAAAATTACATAAACGGCGTAGGATACTTCAATTTGTCCAAAGAGGGTGCTCAGGCCAGGTTAATGGCTCATCATGTCATAGAGGACGGCTTAGGGCCTTTAAAGACCATATATGGGAGCGAGGTAAACCTAGCATACGAGGATAAATGGGCAGGATCTACAGATTTAGTAGGTATCTTTGATGATAAACCTACAATAATTGACTTCAAACAATCAAATAAACCTAAGAGAGAAGAGTGGATAGAGGACTATTTCTATCAAATTGCAGCATATAGTTTAGCACATAAGAAACAACATGGCGAGATCTTGCAAGGATTTATAGCGGTATGCACTAAGGATTTATTGTTTCAAGGTTTTAAAATGGATCAAGCAAAGTTATCTGAGTATGAAGATAAATGGTTTAAAAAGGTAGAACAATACTATTCTACTTTATCCACTTCTTAACTTCTTCACCAAGAGTTTGAGCTGATAGTTTCATCTTCTTATCTAAAGCACCAACAATAAATTCATCGATAGTATTATCAGCTATAAGATCTATGTAAGTTACATTCTTGTCTTGCCCGATCCTATGAGCTCTATCTTCACTTTGTTCACGTACTTCCAGGTTATACGAATTGCTGAAATACACCACGTAAGAAGCAGATGTAAGGGTGAGGCCATAACCACCAGTGGAAGGATTACCAACAAAAAAACGGCAGCTATCATCATCCTGAAAACGGGCGACAGCTTGTTGCCTATCTTTAGTTGAAACTTCTCCAAAAATCGAAACCACAGAGTCAGCACCGTACTTCTCCTTCAATTTGTTAATAATAGTTTTTATATTTTGTACATAATTAGCCCATATTATAAACTTACCCTCGGACTCATCCAATATGGTCATTAATTCTTTGATCTTAGGACAATCATCAAATACCTGTACAGAACCATCGTCAGCATTAACAAACCCGTTTGCTACCTGGTGCAGTCTTAATATCTCTGTAAGTTTATTTTGAAAGCTTACCTCATCATCATTGATTACTGCATATGCAAATTTCTTTAATCTGTTGTATACCTCTGCTTGTTTAAGCGTAAGCTGTATTTTTCTTATTGTGTAGAGTTTATCGGGGAGATCTAGGCAATCTTTCTTCTGTACTCTAAATGAAAAGTGTCTAAGTTTATCTGTTAGTTCCTCAAGATTAGTATAATATTTAGGGAAAAGCATTTGTTTGCCACCCATTTCAATCTGCTGCATTACTGCGTATCTAGCTCTAAAAGTAAAATATGAATCGAAACCTAAAAGCTGTGGACTTAAGAATTCACATTGTGTATATAGATCCAATGGAGATTTTGTTATTGGTGATCCTGTTAGGATTCTTCGGTAGTTTGCTAGTTTCCCTAGTTTACAAATGTTTCGTGTTCGTTTTGCTGATCTGTTTTTTATCGTGGTGGATTCGTCTAGAATCATCAGATGATTAACATTCTTTCTAGAAAGTATATCTCTTAGTTTTTCTACACCAGACTTATGGGATAGTGCTTCTACGTTTATTAAAAACCATTTTAAATGTCTTTCAGGATGACGTTTATCACCATATACTTCTTTGTCTTTGTGTACGTGTATGACAGCTCCATGACTGTGTGTTTGAATTTCTTTTATCCAATTACGATATACTGAATTAGGTGCAATTACTATTGCCCAATCTATCCAAGAATTTCTAAAAAAATAATTTGCGTTATCAATTGCAACTTTTGTTTTACCTGTACCCATTTCCATAAAGTATGCATAATCACGATGTTTAGCTCCTGCTATCAATGCATCCCTTTGATGTTGGAAAGGTTGTGTTTTATATTGAAATTTCATTTAATCCCATCAATATATTTTTTTCTTGACGATGTCAAATTATTAGATTACATGGCATCAAGGAGGTCACTATGGACTTAGAACAAATGTCGAAGAATATTACTCTCGACACAACAGCGATGGAAGATATTGCCACTGCCTGTAATAAGTTATTGGACATTCAGAAAGAAGTATCAGCGTTAGAAGATCAATTAAAAAAGAAAAAAGAACAAGAGCTGAAACTTTCTGAACAAGACATACCAAACTTAATGCAGAAAGCTGGTGCAGCTTCTATCAAACTAACCGACGGTACAGCAGTAGAAATCAAACCATATTATGGTGCGAGAATACCTGCGTCTCGAACGGAAGAAGCTTTTGATTGGCTCCGTGAAAATAATTATGCGGATCTAATTAAAAACAATGTAACATTAACCTTTGGTCGTAATGAAGACAACATGGCGAAATCTCTAGTTGACGATTTACGAAATAAAGGGCATAATGTTAAGCAAGCCGAAAAGGTAGAACCGATGACTCTTAAAGCTTTCGTAAGAGAGCAAATAGAAAAGGGGAAAGACGTTCCTGCCGATTTATTCGGTGTTTATGTAGCAACACGCACAAAGTTAACAACGAAGGAGTAACATGCAACAAGCAAAAGATGCAGCTAATAATGTAGCTGTTAAAAAAGAAGCGGGTGTTCCAACGCAATTTAATTTGGAAGAGTTAGCAGGACAAGGACAAGAGTTCGTAACTGCAAGGGATACTAAACTCCCTATCTTAAAAATCCTTTATAGCAATTCAGCTGTACTTGACGACTCAGACGGCAAGTATATTGAGTCTGCTAAACAAGGAGACATTTACAACGAAACGTCTGGAAATCTTTTTAAAGGTAAAGAAGGATTAATCGTTGTACCATGTTTATATATAAACACGTTTAATGAGTGGAAAGACAGAGGCGATAGTCCTGGAAGACCAGTTGGTATCCATATGGATCCAGCAATCATGTCTACAACAAGTAGAGGTGATGATGGTAAAGACAGACTAGAGAATGGAAACTATGTAGAAGATACAGGTAACCATTTTGTTTATGTCTTAGATAAAGATTATGCACCAGTTGAGACTGCGCTAATCTCTATGAAATCTACTCAGAAGAAAAAGAGTAAGACTTGGAATTCTATGATGCAGAGTCGTAGAATGAAAGGTAAGAAAGGTTTCTTTACACCACCGTCTTGGGCTACAGCCTATAGACTAAAGACCACTAAAGAAAGTAACTCACAGAACTCTTGGTACGGTTGGGTCGTCGAATTCGATAGATATCTAGATGATCCAAGTTTGTCGAGTACATTAGAGTCGACAAAGGCGTTTTATGAGTCCGCTAAGAAAAGCGACATCTTTGGTAAGGTTGACTTCGGTAAGGAAGGATCTGCTGATGCTAAGCAGGTTCAAGATCAAAGTACACCGTTCTAATGCAAAAAGAGCTACTTCAATTATTTGAAGGAGACTCTTCCCAATACTTGTCCATCTCTCTGACGGGAGAGATGGATGAGAGGGGCAAGAGAAAAGCTTCATACTCCACGATACACGAACCAGTCACAGAGGAACTGTGGAAGGGACATGTTGAAGGTAAAGCACAAATAGGTATCAGACCAGAGAATGGTGATAAGTTAAAATGGTCATGCATAGATATCGATCCAGCAAATTACAAAGAATACACATCTAAAAAATACGTAGACATAATAAGAGATTTCGAATTACCACTTGTACCTGTTAAATCAAAGTCAGGTGGATTACATTTATTTATTTTCTTCAGCGATTGGGCTGACAAACAAAAAGTAAAAGATAAGTTAGAAGAGATTAACAAAGAATATTTTTTATCAAAAGAAGTATTTCCATTAAACAAAGGTGTTGGTATGCCATACTTCAATGCCAATGCTGCAGTTGAGTATGCATTTGATGATACTAATACACCATTGATGCTAGGTGGTTTTTTGCAATTAGCAAAAGAAAAAACACTAAAGCCAGAAGAATTCTACAAATATAAAGTTACAGAATACAACGCAGAAACAGATTGGAGAGACTATCCACCTTGTGTACAGAAAGTAATTCAAGAGGGATGGACGGGAGACAGAAACAATATGCTATTCAATGTTTGTGTTACTGAAATGAAAAAAGCTGAAGGTAACCTAACTGTTAAACAACTGAAAGACGTTGCTTGGGAAAGACAGAAGACAATCTTTGCAACACATCCTAAGGGACCATTAAAAAGAAATGAAAGTGATGGCACTGCTCAGTCTGTACACAATAAAGGTTACGAATATTTCTGTCCACCAAAGCATAACTTTGTAGCTTCAATATGTGATAAGGAAACTTGTAAACTTAGAAAGTTAGGTATTGGAGTACAGGCACCAGACATTAAAAATGAATTTGGTAATTTAATTTACACTGAGGATTCAAAGGGTATTATTTATGAATGTGACTTTAGAGATAGACACATTACATTTAAACCAGAAGATACAAAAGACGAAAAATCTTGGAGAGTCTGTCTAGCTAAATACAGAATATTTTGGTTAACATTACCAAGACCAAAAAAAGGACCAAGTCCGTTTGAGCTGCTGATGAAACACTTATTAGAATCTGCCACAGAGAATACCGCATTTAAATATGAAGATACCAAAGAAGAAGAGAAATACAATACACTTAAAATATTTTTTGAAAGCACCATTGAGCAAGACGATTTTACCAAACTCAAAGATGGTTACACTGTGTTAGATAGTAAAGACAATATTTGTTACTTTAAACGTAATACCTTGCATGATTTTTTAGAGAAAAGAAAGACACCATTTAAGAGCGTAAACCAAGCTGTTAGGCTTTTGGATTGCGAGAAACATGATTTCTTTGAAGGTGAAAGAAATGTATGGTATGTAACTATGCCTGAGTTTGTTAATCACCAAAAGATAAAACCAAAACAACAAACTAACGAACTTAGTGAGATGGATGATGAGTACCACAACAAATTTAGGACTCCAGAAACAAAAACAGATACACCACAAAACAATTAAAATCTTTGGTCCACCTGGTACAGGTAAGACTTGGACATTAATTGAAAAGGTTGTCAAAAAATATTTAAAAAAAGGTGTTGACCCAGAGAAGATAGCCTTCGTATCATTTACAAACAAAGCCGTTGATACTGCAAAGCTTAGAGCATTAGATGCTTTTCCACATTTAGATAATAAATCATTCTCAAGATTTAGAACACTACACTCTTATTGCAGACGATATTTTGAAGAAGAAATATTTGATACTAAAGATTGTATGATTGACTATGCTCTGACAAATAACTTTGTTAAGAGATCAGACAACAGATTATCACAAGATAACTTTACTTATTCTGACTGGTCATTGGGTATATACGATAAGGCTAGAAACTTATTAGAAGATCCTGTTCTTGTTTACAAAAGAGAATCACAAAAGAAAGACAGCTTAGATGTTTATACCAGAAAGATAAGCACATATGAACATTACAAAACTGCAGGAGGAGAAAGATCTTTTTTAGATTTTACAGACATGATTGAAAGAGCTTTGCATGAAGTAGAATTTCCAGAGCTTGATGTTTTGATTCTTGATGAAGCACAAGATTTTACTCCGTTGCAATGGTCTTTGATTTATAAAATGTCTGACAAAGTAAAAAGAATTTATTTAGCAGGTGATGATGACCAAGCAATCTATCAATGGAATGGCGCTGACACACGATACTTTACAAAGTACTTTCCAGGAAGAAAGGTTGTGCTGCGTAAAACAAGAAGATTTGGACAAGCAATACATCAGTTCTCACAAATTGTTCGTAAAGGAATTCTTGATAGTGTAGATAAATCATTTGAACCATTAGTCAAAGAGGGATTGGTAAAAAGATATTTAAGCTTCAAAGAGATACCATTCGAAAAAGAAAAAGGTAAATGGTTTTTATTAGGAAGAATACACACATCAGTAAACGAATTAAAAGCTCTAGCTAAAGATGCAGGTATATATTTTTCTGACAACAAAGGACAAAAGTCATTTGATCAAAACCAATGGTTAGCTATAAAATCATGGACTGCAATATCTAATGGTAGAGAAATTATGAAGAAAGAAGCTGAAGCTATGTTCAAATACATAAGAGAAGTTACTGATTCAGATTATAGAACAAGTAAATTTTGGTCAAGGGAACCAGACTATAAACGATATAATTTTACAGCTTTGAAAGAATGGTGTGGTTTAGATTTACCTGATGAAGCACAAAAGAAAGCTTGGTGGTGGATCTTAAGAAGAAACTTTAAGCCAAGGCAAGTGATTTACTTTTTACGACTACTTAAAAGATATAAACAAACTAAACTAGATCAACCTCCAAATGTTATTATAGATACAATACACTCTGTCAAAGGTGACGAGGCAAATCATGTATTGTTGTACTCAAAAGCAAATTGGCCATCAAGTTACAGACACAAAGATAAGGGTGAAAAATCAAATGAAAAAAAAGTTTGGTATACAGGAGTAACAAGAGCAAGAGATAGTTTACATTTATTAAGCACAGATTATAAATATCATTATCCAATTGGTGAAGATTATTTAGTATATGTACAGGGCAACAAATGAACCATCTTGATTTATTTAGTGGTATTGGTGGGTTCAGTATTGGATTAGAAAAGGTTGGCTTTAATACAATAGCCTTCTGTGAGAAAGAAGATTACTGCAGAATGTTGCTGCAAAAACATTGGAAAGGGGTTAAGATATACAATGACATTAAAGAGTGTAAAGGGAAAGAGATTAAAGAAACCTATGGAAGAGTTGATATACTCACAGGTGGGTTCCCGTGCCAGCCATACAGCGTTGCAGGAAAACAAAAAGGCACAGCAGACGATAGATATCTCTGGCCTGAAATGTTTAGAGTCATTAAAGAAGTCCAACCCACCTTCGTTATTGCAGAAAATGTCAGAGGTATTATTAACATCCAAGACGGCATGGTATTCGAAACAGTATGCTCTGACTTGGAAAGTGAAGGCTTCGAAATCCAAACGTTTATTATTCCAGCTGCAGGCGTCGGTGCTCCGCACAAAAGAGAGCGAGTCTGGATTGTGGGCTACTCCAAACACAATGGATCACTTACCTCCGAGATCAAAAGAGGGGACAATAAAATTAATGACAGGACAGAGGAAAGGGAGGACACGACCTTCAAACCTGAGAGAGCAGGTAGATCCAGAGACAATGAGATTATGGAGAACACCAGACGCAAATTGCATGAGAGGTCCAGCGTCAGAGAAAAGAATGAAGATGAAATTAAAAAAGAAAATGCCAATAAGTTTGAACGATCAAGTAGCGAATCCGCATCTAATGTGGCCAACACCAAGAGCGAACAAAGTATTTCCAAATATTACAGAGAACAACCGGGAGAAACTAGCGAACAGGAACAAATCAAATCTAGAGGAAGTAGTAGCTGGACATTGCGGGAGGCAAATTGGCTCTCTGAACCCAATGTGGGTAGAGTGGTTAATGGGGTACCCGGCAGGGCACACAGACTTAGAGGATTGGGGAATGCTATCGTCCCGAAAATCGCAGAAGAAATTGGAAGATCAATAATGAAAGTATTAGCATGAGAAATTTATTTGAAACTTGTATAGATGTTGGCAGCGGTTTGATTCTATCAACATTGATACAGCTTTGGATCTTTCCATATTTTGGTATGTATCCAACAGTGTGGGAGAGTTTTCATATAGCTGTTATATTTACAGTAATAAGTATTGGCAGAAGCTGGTGCTGGAGAACTTTATTCGGAAGGAGACGTTATGGAAAAAGAACCTAGACTAAGAATTCTTAGCCTTGGAGCGGGCGTACAGAGCTCTACAATGGCCTTGATGGCAGATGCTGGAGAGTTTGGTGTAAAACCTGATGCAGCTGTATTTGCTGATACGGGTTGGGAACCTGAACCAGTAATAAAACACCTTGAGTACCTTAGAAGCGTTCTAAGTTACCCTGTACACATTGTTAAGAAAGGTAATATTCAAGATGACATCCTCACGGCTCTCGCACCAGGCGGTAACCAATTTGCTTCCGCACCGTTTTATACTTTAAATGATCAAGGTAAAAAAGGTATGGGTCGTAGACAATGCACGAGAGAATACAAGATAACTCCAATTGCAAAAAAGATTAGAGAACTATGTGGACTTAAACCAAGACAGAGATTTCCAAAAACTGAACACATAGAAGTTTGGGTTGGTATATCAACTGATGAAATCATGCGTATGAAACCATCTAGATTTTGGTGGCAAAAAAATGTATGGCCATTAATTGATAAGAAGATGTCAAGAACAGATTGTTTAAAATGGTATGAAGGTAAAGGATTTAAAATACCAGTTAAGTCTGCGTGTATTGGCTGTCCTTTTCATGATGACAACTTTTGGATAGATATGAGAAATAACAGACCGAAAGAATTTGCATCTGCTGTAGAATTTGATAAAAAGATGCGTATGCATAATCCTAAAGTAAAAAATTTTGTACATAGACAGTGTGTACCTTTAGACGAAGTTAAATTTAAAAATGATGACGGGCCAGATCTCTTCAATCAAGAATGCGAAGGCCTTTGTGGAGTTTAGAAATCTAATAATAAAAGCATTAGAAGATAAGTATAATGCTCAAGTATCAGAAGCTCATGCAACAATAACTATATACCTGAGTAAATCAGTCGGAATTGGTGAACATCCGCAACATATTGATGAAGTAGACAAACAAATAGATAAAATTGCACAAGCTGAAGAAAAATTAAATGTATTACAAAGATTTAAAATATGACAAATAAAGATATTTTTAGCGAGAGTTTTCCTCAAGATAAACAAATTGGAGGATCTCATTACAAAGACTTTCATATTCAACCTTATGAGTTCATATCAAAAAATAATCTTTCGTTCTTTCAGGGAAATGTTATCAAATATGTGTGTAGGTATTTGAATAAAAATGGAATTGAAGATCTTAATAAAATTATACATTATTGTGAATTAGAGAAAAAGAAAATGAAAGATTCAAATGGGCAGAGTAATACAAAAAGAAATAACAATAAAAAATCATAAGTTTACTTTAGAAGTCTATCCTAGGCTAGAAGGTACACAGGATGTAACTTATGAAATTTTTCCAGAAAACTATAATGCAGCTTTATATGCATTTAGTAATAAACACGAATTAAATAGAATCATTAAAGAAAAACATATATATCAACCAAAGAAATTATGACGGGTTTACAATTTACATTTAATTTTAAAAAACATATTTGGTCTTGTCCATCAGAGTATAAAGATTTAAGTGCTTATGATGAGATAGCAATAGATTTAGAAACTAGAGACGAAGGTATTAATAATAAACTTGGTGCAGGTTGGGCAACTGGTAATGGGTATGTTATTGGTTTCGCTGTAGCTGTAGAAGGTTGGCAAGGATACTACCCATTTAAACATGAGGGTGGCGGCAACATGATACCTGAACAAGTTTTAAACTACATGAAAGATGTTTGTAAGTTACCATGTAGAAAAATATTTCATAATGCACAGTATGATATTGGGTGGTTGAGACAAATGGGTATTGAAGTTAATGGTGAGATAATAGATACAATGATTACAGCTGCAGTAATTGATGAAAACAGATGGTCTTACAGTCTAAACGCATTAGCTAAAGATTATCTTGGTGAGCTAAAGTCCGAAACCGATTTAAAAGAAGCTGCGAAGGATCATGGTATTGATCCCAAAGGAGAAATGTGGAGGTTACCCGCAGAGCATGTTGGTTTTTATGCTGAGCAAGATGCACGTTTAACATATTTGTTATGGCAGAGATTTAAACCAGAATTACATAATCAAAATTTAGAAACAGTTTGGAGAATGGAAACTAAACTACTTCCAATATTAATTAAGATGAGAGAGAGGGGTGTAAAAGTTGATGTAGATAAGGCGCATCAACTAAAAAAAGACTTCCAAGCTCAGGAGAAGCAGTATTTAATAAAAATAAAACAATTAGCAGGCAAAGAAGTAGACATATGGGCAGCACGACAAATAGGAGAAGCCTACGACCGACTCGGCATAGATTATCCACGTACTGACAAAACTCATGAGCCATCTTTTACATCCAATTGGTTAGCTAATTCGAAACACGAAATATCAAAATATATAGCACAGGCTAGAGAGATCAACAAGTTTCATGGTACATTCCTGGACTCAATTTTAAAATACGAACACAATGGGAGAATACATGGCGAGATCAATCAGTTACGTAGTGACAGTGGTGGGACTGTCAGCGGCCGTTTGTCTATGGCTAATCCTAATCTTCAACAGTTACCAGCACGTAACAAAGATTTTGGACCAAAAATCCGAGGTCTCTTCTTACCAGAAGAAGGTTGTAGATGGGGAAGCTTTGACTATAGTCAACAAGAACCACGAATGGTAGTACATTATGCAGCCTCTATAGGCGACGGATACGAAGGTTCTAACGAACTTGTAGAGGCTTACGCTAATTCAGAAACCGACTTTCACCAAACAGTAGCAGATCTAGCAGGAATAGAGCGAAAACAAGCCAAGACAATAGGCTTAGGATTGATGTATGGAATGGGTAAAAATAAATTAGGTATATCACTTGGATTGTCCACAGAAGAAGCATCGGCACTAATATCCAAGTATAATCGTAAAGTTCCATTTGTGAAGTTATTATCTGATAGATGTATGAAAAAAGCAAATGATGAAGGTGTAATTAGAACAAAAAAAGGTAGGAAGTGTCGATTTGACATGTGGGAACCTAAAGATTTTGGTATTCATTCACCAGAAACATTTGAAAATGCCGTTGCAAAATATGGTAAAAACAATATTAAGAGAGCTTTCACTTATAAAGCTTTGAATAGATTAATACAAGGATCCGCAGCTGATCAAACAAAGCAAGCAATTATAAGTTGTAATGAAATAGGTTATTTACCAAAAGTGCAAATACATGATGAATTATGTTTTGATATTAAAACAGATGATGATATAAAGAACATCAAGGAAACAATGGAAACTTGTATGGAATTTAAAGTACCAAGTAAAGTAGATGTAGCTTTAGGAGATGACTTTGGACAAGCTTCATAAAAACGAAGTAGCAGGTATTGGATCTGTAGCCTGGCCTACATATATGATCTTCAAAGAAAGATTAGTTTTAAAAAAATTTGATGATGTAAAAAAGAAAATAGCATTCAATGCTGACTTATTAAAAAAGGACATAGAAAAGAATGGTCTGTTATGTCCAATGGTAATTGATGAGAATGATCAACTAACTGATGGCAGTGATAGGTTTAGAATACTTCAGAAGGCAGACATCAAAGGCAGCTTTTTTTACAAAGCAAGAAACAAAGATGAAAAAATTTTTTTTAAAAAATTAAATGATCTTACTTGGGATGAACATCCTAACATGTTGAGATTTATGGAGAAGCTGTGGCAAGGTAAAATGAAAAAATACACAGAAAAAGTTACTCACTTATTTACAGAAAACGTCAGAACTGTAGTTCCAAAATAATAGAGAGCAAGAGTCCCCGTACCAAATCAATGATTTTTGAAAAAAATATAAAAACTAGTAATTAACCAGTTTTTTTAAAAAGTCGCTCAGCGTCTTCTACGCTTTGCTCGTTGATCTTAACTCTAAGACCTTTGATTTCAATATCGATCCACTTCATATCAGGTGTAACCCTACCCTGTGCTAACGCTTGTGTTGCCCATTTGGACTCCAACTGAAGCTTCTTCGATATTAACTCCTGTAGTGCCATTGTCTAGCTCCTCATAAGTAATATGGAATCGACGCATACCACGACCGAATCCATCAGGTTTAACAGAATACTGTTTATCATTCAGATTCTGTACAAAGCCATTGATCGCAGCTTCATCGTCATTGGCGTTTACGACACTAGTAATATATAGTCCAGCCACATAACATTGAAAGCGATATTGCTTCATAGGATAATCTTATCAACTATTTGGTGTAAAATCAAGTGTTTAGTTTATCTTTGTCAACAACGCAGTTCATAAAAATTCTTGTAACGTAAAACCCTTTTTCGGTCATTTGAACCGCTATTTCATTGACTTTTTTGCTTGCCTCGACTTTGCAGACTTCTTCCCGGTAAAATATTATTGGATCCTCATGCAGCATAGCGCAGTGCTCCTGGCCTGTCATTGGGTTAATTAGGCATAACATACCCATCATAAAGAATTCTTTCATAATTAAATATAGCACCAAAAATACTTGTTGACACTAGGGTATCAATTCCTATATTAATGGGACAGGAGAAAAAACAATGAACTTAAAAAGTAAATCAAAAATGTTTAAAGGTCTAGTTGAGAAGATAGATATTGCATTATCAGAGGGCACAAGCTTTGATGAGGTTGCAGGTAAACTAAAAAATGTACACATCAAAATCGGAGATGAGTATGTCAAACCTTTACCAACAGATCTA